CCTATCGGTGCATGATTCTGAGCCACAACTCTTCAAACTCCTCTAGCTCTTCCTTTTGTTTCTTAAAGTCATCCTTGAACTTTGATTTAATCATCTTCGCGACATGACGCTTAGGAAGTTCATAGTCCTCTACAATCATATCAATGATGTCTTTAAGTGCCTCTCGTTCAGATGCAATACGAGTAAGGCAATCAACGCCTTCATTTACAGCATCGTGAATCTTCTTAATGTCTGTTGGATTCGATGGAACGGTAACTAATGTCATATAAACTCCTCAACCTACAACGTGATATGTAACAACCGAATCCTTACGGAATGAACGCCAAGCATCCTTTTCAGTATCCCATACTGAAACAACATCTGGATTGGGCTTCTTATGATGCTCTACAACTGGCAGACCATCAGGAAACTGAGCCTTTAGACGGGCATCAATAAATGATGGAATCTTGGTGCAGCGCATCTTTCGCATATCACCATTAGTCTTCTGAAACTCAACATCAATAACAAATTTCGGAAGGACACCAACCAACACATCAACTTCATCTTCAGTCATGAACTTAGTCATTGAATTTCTCCATTAGAAATAACAAACTCGACGGATCTCTTCTTGCTTAATACTATGTGCTTCTTTCTTTCCACACTTAACACTATGGACTAGAGTGTTGGTTGTCTTATGAGTATTCTCATTAGCAACTAACCAAATTCGCATCTCGGGGGTTTCAAACCATTCAACCAAAACTGTTATAACAGTAACAGACTTACGCTTGGTTTTCTTTTTCCAAGCATATTCTGGATACACTGTTTTATCGGCTCGAAAGTCCTGTTTTAAGAGTTCCATAATGCATGAGTGCCCCAAACACAATACAACAATTGGAGAAACCCCATAGCATTCTTATGAGCTTTTTCCAAATCTTTATCTAAAATAACCTTGAAAAACAAAATCCAATTTGTTATCAAAGTAACCATAACAAACCAATACAAGCTGTCTGACATTTTCTTCGCTATTATTTAAGTATAAATATGATAACAGATAAAGGAATTTTTGTCAATGACCCCGTGGCTATATCGAAACCAAGAAATCACCGAAGCTGATATTCCAGAAAAGGCTCTTGGCTTCATCTACCTTATTGTCAACAGCAATACCAAAATGAAGTACGTAGGTAGAAAATTACTTACAAAGTCCGGTTATCGTATGGTAAAAGGTAAACGCAAAAAAGTCCGCCTTAAATCAGACTGGGAATCCTATTGGGGCTCAAATGCAATCTTACAAGATGATTACCAAAAAGATCCAGAAGCATTTTCTCGTATCATTGTAGAATTCGTCTACTCAAAAGGTGAGCTGCTCTATTTAGAAGAAAAGCTACAATACCTTTGGAAAGTTCTTGAATCCGACGATTGGTATAATTCCAACATCCGCACAAAGATTTTCAAAAAATGGGTTGTGAAATTCCCGTCCAATAATATCGACTTCACTCAATCTCTTCAAGCTCTATTAACGACTCATCATCATTAATGAGTTCAGCACAAAACGGGCAAAATTCAGGTGCTGCTTTTGCATTAGCCCAACTCACCTTAAACTCCTCATCGCAATTATAGCAATATAATGTTTTCGTTGTCATTTTAACCTCTAACAAATTTCAGATTTTTTATTGACTCGAGATAACGTATATCTTTTTCCGTCATCTCCTTTTTATACATCGTCAGCATATCTTGGGGACTAAGACAGTCCTCAGTCTGAACTATTGGTGCCCTAAAAGACAACATAGCACACCAACAATAAGGTCCGGGGTTACAGGTTATTTCTGGAATGAAAACCTGTAACCCCTTCATCTTATCAAAAATGGCTTGGTCGCACATTAGATCGTGCAAGCCCCGCCTACACAAGCCATCTCTTGGCTACTTGTGGTATTATCGGTATCTTCTACCAATGCATCCCAATTAATCGTTCCTGGTGTTTCATCCAATGCCAGTTCGTATTCCTCTTTAGTACATTCAGCAAATGGAGCCTGCTGATAAGTATGGTCGCTATGCGGAAGAAATGACACACCACTTACATCATCAAAATTCTTGTAAATCCATGCACCAACCTCAAGCCATTCATGATCCTTGACATAAATTGTAACTGATGGTTTATGTTCGCACCAATAATGTTGGAACATCAACCAATGCTCAAGTTGTTCAATCGCAGTGCGATCATTACGATATACCGAATGCGCTGGAGCCTTTTGTGGAAAATAGAAAACTGTAGTTGATTCCTCTTTTCCAAATGCTGGCTCCCACTTCACTCCAGAAACCTTCAAATGATTAGTCAACGGATCCTTGTTATCCTGACGAATTGAGCGAATGTAGTACTCACTATATCGCGGATGAATACCAGGAGCACAACCGACGAGTTCTGATACCGTTCCAGAAGGCTTAACACAAGTAATGGCTGCAGATACTGGAATTTCCATTTTTCCTGCATATTCCATATTAACTTCGCGCGCATAATCACGAAGTGTAGCTAGCCATTCGCGAGATTCATCTGAAGTGATCGACAATACAGGATTATCCATAATACCTGTCATTGATACACCTAATAGGCGCTCTTCTTCGCAATTCTTCTTCCACTCTTCACTTAGAAATTGGAATTCAGTCAATGATGATTGAATAGTCCCAATCATTGCAGCAATGCGAACCTTCTTCTTTAGAGTGTGGAAAGTATCCTCTGGACGAACAATAATTTCTGTTAGATTACAGAATTCCTTGTCGCGAAGAATAATTTCACTACATGGATTGCAACCATAAGTTAGATTATCGGCACGACGACCCCATTTAGCTGCTTGTTTTTGAGCACTTTGACGATTAAAAATACCACGCTCACCAGACTTTGACTTAACAAGTGATAACCATTCCTCCATGAACAATTCCATTTCTGGCTTTTCTGTATAGACTGCACTATTATTCGCAAGGGCTCGTTGTAAATTCTGTTCCCACCAAGCACCCATCTTAGCTTCACGCATTCTGCGATCAGATAGATTTGAAAGTGAAATAAGAGCCGAACGACGAACCCCACCCACAACAACAATTTCTCCGATCATGCACATTATGTCATGCACTTCAAGTGAGGTCAACTTACGACCAGCTGCATTCTTGAATACATTGGTGACAAAAGTAAAGAGCCTCTTTAACGGTTCTGGACCAGAGGCTCTTCCACCAAACACCTTCAATCTTGCACCTGCGGGGCGCACCTTGGAATAATCTACTTGAGGTATATCACCTTCCCATAATGATGATAACAACTTCTTGAATGCTTTTGCCCATCCGAGCTTTGAATCACCAACAACAATAATATCGTCTACAGGCTTCAATTCTACTGGAATCATAGGAAGTTTATTAACTTCCTGACGCTCACAAGAAAATCCAACTCCAGTACCATTCATTAATACATAAAGCGTTTCACTAAATACACGCTTGTTATTCACCGCAACATAAGCACAATTATAAGCAGCGATATTATCTCGATCACATGCTTCACCAGAAGTCATCAAAAGTCGCATTGATGGCATCACTTCTAGGTTATACACCGCATCATAAATTTCTTGTTTTTCACCATTCAAATCATGACCAAACTTGCTTGCTTGCTTCGCAAGATATTCAACAAAACGAGAAACTGTTTCGTTCCAATTTTCACGACGACTTTCCTCGTTAATAAAACGCGCATATCTTGATTTATGTATCACCTGCTGATACGTAGTCATTGTTGTCATTTTTATGATACCTCTTAATTTACACCAGTAGAACCAAAACCGCCAGCACCCCTCTTTGTATAGGAAAGTTCAGCAACTTGGTCCCAATCTACCCTAACCACAGGGCAAAGAACTAATTGAGCAATTCGATCACCATGAGAAATTTCCTCCCAGGCATTACCCACATTCTCCATTATGATTTTAATTTCACCCCTATAATCTGCATCAATGGTACCTGGAGCATTCGCTACTCTGAGATGAGTAGTTAATGACAAACCAGAACGTGGTCTAACTTGAATTTCATATCCAGGTGGAATAGAGACGAAAAGACCAGTTGGAATGGCTACAATCTCTCCAGGATATAATTGAACTTTATTTCCCAATGCAGTCAGATCAGCCTGCACATCCATACCAGAAGCATGCTCTGTCTTATACTCTGGAAGTGGAAAAGGTGAATTATTTACAACCTGCACATCAACGATACTCATGAAATGTTTCATACAATTACTCCAACTAGTTTATCAACAAATTCATCTTGTTCCCGTTTAGACAACGGAGAGTTCTTAGCAAATTCCCGTATTAAATCAATTTCAAAATGATTCAACATATCACTCAAGATATTCATTTCTTGTCTAGAGAAGGTTTTTGCGAATAGATAATAATCTTCAAACGCCTCACAGCAAATAGGGAATAGTGGTCTAATCAAATCGTACATCGCTTGTGCATATACTTGAATTTCGTGCTGAGCATGAGAATGCAAACGAAGCTTCAAATAATGAAAAAGGTTGTGCATGTCAATCTTCCAAATCATCGTAGTATATATCGACAAGGGAAGAACCGTTCTGGCTATTTCTCTTGAAACATTCTCTTGCAACAACGCTTCATAGGTATTAAACGAATCGGCTGCACTGTCTCTCATCCATGATAACATTACTTCTTGCGAATAGTCACCACCCCATACCACTTCATCTGAACTACATTGCTTATTCTTTTCTGACTGATAATGTAATGCATCTGGCATAAAGAATTCATTTTCAACTACTGAATAACGATATGACACTTCATTGACGTTTGCTGTGCGGTGACGGATGTGTTGACGAGCAACAAATATTGGCATCTTCAACCGGAACTTGAATTCAACCATCTCTAAAGGAGAAGTGTGCTTGTGGCGCATCAAATAACGAATAAGGGCACGATCATCATTAACTGTTTTCGTGCCCTTATCATACGATACTCTTGCTGCTTCAGCAGGGGTGGTATCAGTACCCATTACATCCAGTAGTTGAACGTAACCATGATCCAATACATCAATTCGATTCATACTCGTCTCCACATTGCAAATTTTAATGACAATTCAGCACCAGAAAATGTATTCTGGCGAATGATATTAAGCAACTCTTCAATGCTCACTCCATTCTGCACACATTGGTTAATGTCTTTTCCAGGTAATGAATGCGGAAGTAAACACACC